GAAAGAATTGATGAAAAATTTTATAATGGTATTAATCTTGATAGAATTAATAAAACCAATTTTGTTCTTAGAAGTAACAAAATTCCAATTTTTTCAAAAACTTTTAACCCAAATAGAACATCAGAGTTAAATCCAAGTACAGGAGTATTTACTATTCCAAATCACTTTTTTGTAACCGGAGAAGAATTAATTTACACCCCAAACTCAACAATTGAAGAGGTTGGAATATCTTCAATAGAAACGGGAAGTGGTCCATTACCATCTAGGGTATATGCATATAAAGTATCCGACGATAAATTTAAAATTGCACTGACAAAAGAAAGTGCTGATGCTGGAATTGGGACAACTTTCACTTCTCTTGGAGAGGGAAATTCTCATAGATTTACTATGGTAAAAAGAAATAGTAAATGTATTATAACTATCGACGATTTAATACAATATCCATTAACATATACAAAAATAACACATCAATTGAATGGAAATGTAAATGGTGAAGTTGGTATTAATACTGATATAATTTCTTTAAGTGGAATATCTTCTATAAATCCAAAAGATACATTATTAGTTGATGATGAGTATATGGGAGTTATAAATGTTGGATTGGGAACAACAAATTTGGGACCCATTACAAATAGTGGAAATTTAAATTTGGTAAAGGTTGATAGAGGTTTTGTTGGATCTTATATATCTACCCATACAGATTCTTCTTTAGTGAGATTATATAAAGGTGCATTTAATATTGTAGATGATGAAATTCACTTTGCAGAACCCCCAAGAGGTAATCCTCAGATTAACAAAACAAAATATAATTTAGATTTTGAAACATCATCATTTACTGGTAGGGCATTTTTAAAATCTGGATATGAAAATAACAAAATTTATGATGATATATCTGATGAATTTAGTGGAATTAATAGTTCATTTACTTTAAAGGTGGGTGGTGCAAATACTACAGGAATTGGAACCGAAGGATCTAACGGACTTATTTTTATCAATGGTGTTTATCAATCCCCCAAAACAGACAATAATCCGAATATTTTTAATTATGAAATTTTAGAAGATGTTGATTTGGGATTATCTACAGTAAGATTTTCTGGAATTACAAGACCAGATGATCCTCTAGAATATGTAATTTCAGAATATGATGTTAATGCAAATGCACTTCCTAGAGGGGGAATTATAGTTTCCTATGGTTCCACTACAGGACTTGGTTTTGCACCTCTCGTAGGCGCTTCCGTAACAGCTGTCGTTGGTGCTGGAGGTTCTATTGTATCTGTAGGATTGGGAACAACTGATAATCTTGGATCTGGATATAATGGACTTACTCCAATTGGCGTTTTTGTTTATGAGGAGAATCACGTCGGCACAGCGGCAACTATTGAAGTTTCTAATATTGGGGTTGGAGGTACATTGTCATTTAGTGTTGTTGGACCTGGAACTGGATATAACAATCCAAAAATATTTGTATCAGATCCTTCTTATGAAAATTTACCAATTATTGGTGTTTCTAGATTGGGGATTGGGAATACGACTGAGACTGGAGTTGGATTGTTAATGGATGTTAAAGTTGGAGGATCTACAGGAATAGGCTCTACATATTTTGAAGTGACTGATTTTAAATTCTCTAGGACTGGATATGGTTTTAGAAGAGGTGATGTATTTAAACCTGTTGGATTGGTTACTGACGCCTCACTATTATCTCCATTGTCAGATTTTACGATTACTGTAGTTGATACTTATACTGATTCATTTGCAGCATGGGATTTTGGAGAGATTGATTACATAGATTCAATAAAACAATTTCAAGATGGTATAAGAGTTAGATTTCCACTTATATACAATGGAGAACTTCTTAGTTTTGAACCTGAAAATAATTCTTCCATCCAAAGAAATATCAATAATGTTTTAGTAATTTTTATAAATGGAATTATTCAAGAACCAAAAATTAACTATATTTTTGAAGGTGGAACATCTTTCGTCTTTACAACACCACCATTACCAGAAGATAATATTGATATTTATTTTTATAAGGGTGTTGATGGTGTTGACTCTGTTACAGTTGATGATATATTTCCAACTATAAAATATGGAGATGATGTTCAAGTATTGAGTATTAATTCAAATCAAAATACAATATCACAGGAAGAAAGAACTGTTTATAATTTAGCATTTTCAGATAAATTTGAAACTAATTTATATTTTGGTCAAGGAATAGATGAAACTGTTTATAAACCACTTTCTTGGACTAAACAAAAAGTTGACAAAAAAATTAATGGAGAATTTATATCAAAATCCAGAGATACCTTAGAACCACTGATTTTCCCAACGGCAAAAATTATTAAAAATATTTCCACAACAGATAATGAAATATTCTTGGATAGTATTGAATTATTTGAGTATGAAGATGGTGTATTTGGAGAAGATAATAATGAGTTTACTGATAAAACTAATGCAGGATTTGATGCATTAATTATTGATAATACAAATCCAGTTTCTGCAGCATTTACATGCTCCATTGGGTTTGGTGGAACTGTTATTGGAATAACAACACTTAATGTTGGATCTGGATATGCTGCAGATCAATCAACAATATCCTTAAAATTTACAAATCCACCTGAACTAGGAATAGGAATAGGAACAACTGCATCTGCAGAGGCAACTATAATAAATGGTTCTGTTTCTTCAGTTTCTATCACAAATCCTGGATTTGGATATGCGGTAGAACCAAAAATATTTGCAGAAACTCCAAATTATAATATTGAAAAAATTACAGGGTTTAGTGTGATTAACGGATTTTCTGGAATTGTAACCGGAATTACAACATCTAATGGAATAGGTACTGCATTGGCATTAGTTTTTAATATTTATCATGATGTGAATGATAATTATTTCTCAGGAATAAGTACTGGATATCCGATTTACATTTATGATACTCAAATTGGTAATGGTGTTGTGTCAATTGATGAATCAGATTCTGAATCCGTTGGAATTGGGACTACTTTCTTAGATAATGTTTATTATGTATCAGATTGGTCTAATAATGCCGAAATTGCAATTATTACTTGCAATGTTAAGTCAGATTCTAATATTATTGGAATTGAAACCACTGGAAGTATTGAAAATCCAGTAGGAAAATATTCTTGGGGAAGATTGTATGTAGGAACAAGATCTGAAAATCCAATTTCAATTAATGTTTCCGGAAATATTGTTAGTGGATTATCTACTTATCCAACAATTCAAAGAAGAAATTTTGGAATTAGAAAAACTGGAGCACTTCCCAAAATTGTTTTATAAATACATAAAAAAGTAATAATATGTCTGCATTTGTAACAGATAAATTTAGAATATTGAATGCTGATTCTTTTGTAGAGTCAATCAGTAATAATTCTTATTATATTTTTCTGGGATTAACAAATCCAGATAATACTACAGTTATTTCTGGAGAAGGTCCAACAGAAAATGATGGTTTTGGTAGATTGATAAACTGGGATACTAGTACAGCAAATAATCCCGTAGATAATTTACAATATCTTTCACATTATAGAGATACTTGTTTATTCGGAAAAAAAATAATCTCAGAAAATGCTAGAAGAGTTGTAAAAAAATATGAATGGGTTCAAAATTCTCCATATGATGTTTATAGGCATGATTATGGTCCAAGCAATGTATCTTTAGTATCTCAATCGGAAAGATTATATAGTTCAAATTACTATGTAGTCACAAGTGAATATAAAGTTTATATTTGTATAGAAAATGGTTCTTCTGGAACTGGAACTGTTTCAAGATCTCAAACAGAACCTAATCATACTGATATTGAACCAGTATCATATAATGATGGATATAAATGGAAATATCTTTTTAGAGTTTCACCTGCTGATGTAATAAAATTTGATTCGACTGAATATATTATTCTCCCAAATGATTGGATGACTACAACTGACAGTGAAATTCAATCTATTAGAGAGGGTGGAGATTCTTTCAATAATAACAATCAAATAAAAACAGTTTATATTGAAAATGGTGGTTCTGGTTATGGTGATAGCTTTACTGCAAATATTTTAGGTGATGGTGTTGGTGGAACAGTATTTGTTTCCACAAGTTCTGGTGTCATTGATAATGTAATTGTTACAAATGGTGGATATGGATATACATATGGAACAATAGAACTTTCTGGAGGATCTGGTGCAAAATTAGTTCCAATCATTCCACCATCAAAAGGACATGGATATGATATTTATGATGAATTAGGTGCCGATAAAGTTTTATTATATGCTAGATTTGATGATTCTACTAAGAATTTCCCAGTGGATACAAAATTTTCACAAGTTGGAATATTGAAAAATCCAGAAACTTTTTCAAGTTTAAGTAGAACTAATCAAAATTTCACAGAAAATACATTTTCAGCACTTTATTCAATTGCACTACAAGATTCTGTTTCAGTGGAAATAGGAAATTTAGTAACTCAGGATCAGGGAAACGGAATAGTTGCAGAAGGATATATTGCATCTTTTGATAAAGAAACTAAAATTTTAAAATATTATCAAGATAGATCTTTATCTTTTGCAAATAAAAATGACCAAACTGATTCTACATATGTCAATAAAAATATAATTCCATTTGTTTCTACAGAAAGTGTTTTAGTTAATGCAAATAATATAGGAAATTCTGTAAATGTAGAAATTGACACAAGTATTAATAATACAAATCAACTAACAACTGATAGTGGAAAAGTTGTAGATTTGGGCGTCACTTTTACAAATGGTCTTTCTAATCCACAGATAAATAAAAAGACGGGAGATATAATTTATATTGATAATCGACCAATTGTTGAGAGAAACTCTAGACAAAAAGAAGACATTAAAATTATTCTGGAATTTTAAAAAAAATGGCACAAAAAACCGATTTAAATGTTAGTCCATATTATGATGATTTTGATAAGAATAAAAATTTTAATAAAGTTTTATTCAAACCAGGATATCCAGTTCAGGCTAGAGAATTAACAACTTTACAATCCATTTTACAGAATCAAATTGAATCTTTTGGTAATAATATCTTTAAAGAGGGGTCTTTGGTTATACCAGGATCTATTACTTACGATAATCAATTTTCTGCAGTAAAACTAAACTCTTTTAATTTAGGTGTAGATATATCTACATACATTAAAAGTTTTATAGGTAAGACAATAACAGGGCAGAGTTCTGGAGTAACTGCATCAGTTCAATATGTATCTCTCCCATCAGATAGTGATTTAGTTGAATATGTAACAATTTATGTAAAATATATTAATGTTGGATTTGATTCTCAAACAGCAATTTTTCAAGATGGAGAATCATTAATAGCAGATGAAAATGTAACTTATGGAAATACTACCATTGTTTCTGGCACAACTTTTGCTTCATTAATATCATTAAATTCTACATCTACAGGATCTGCAGTATCAATTGATGATGGTGTATATTTTGTTAGAGGTTCTTTTGTTAATGTTTTCAAACAAACTATTATATTAGATTATTATACAAACACTCCTTCATATAGAATTG